GCAAAACGTATGGAAACTGAAGCCGCAGGCCTTATAGCAGAGTCAAAACGTTTGATGAAAGAAGCAAAAGCAATGATGCCGAAACCAGCAAAGAAGACAACTGCTAAAAAGACAACTGTAAAAAAGACAACACGTAAAGCAAAAGCGTAAACCATAGGAGGTCTGCATGGCAGACAATCATCGTTCAATACAGGATTGGGAACGACTCCTAGAAGATGTGGAGAAGCACAAGATACCTGTAGAGTTTTTACAAAAACTCGTTCTCCGTTTAACGGAACGCAAACAGAAGACTATTAACATTGAAAAGTTCTTAAGACAAGGACTAGATACCCAAACAGTTGAGATGATAGTTGGTAAAATGTTAGAGGAATATGAAGAAGAACTCATATCAATTGATTTCATTCTGAATATAGAACGCATTGCAGATGCAGTTCAGCCCGAAACAGACAAATTACTGAGTGGTCTATAACTCTCTGTAAACTATAGAAGGGACTTCGGTCCCTTCGACCATTATGTATAAGGATTAGAATGAAAGTAAAATTAATCAGTTATAGTCAAGGATCAAATACATCGTTAGGTGACATAGAAAGTCCATTAGACTTAATCGCCTATTGTGCTAGGGTAAGTAATCCTGAAAATCAAGCCAACACTACAACCAATGAAAAACTTGTCAAGTACCTAATGAAACATAAACATTGGTCACCACTTGAAATGGTATCTGCGTGTATTGAGATTGAAACAACGAGAGACATAGCACGACAAATTCTCCGTCATAGGTCATTCTCTTTCCAGGAGTTTAGTCAACGTTATGCAGACCCTACTAAAGATTTATCTTTTGAAATCAGAGAAGCACGACTGCAAGATCCCAAGAATCGGCAAAACAGTATCGCACTTGATCCTGAGATGGATGGACATGCTGTATTGCAAGGCACTTGGAAAAACAGGCAACAACGGGTTATTGATGAAGCATTAATGGCTTATAAATGGGCTATTGATAACGGCATTGCTAAAGAACAAGCAAGAGCAGTATTGCCAGAAGGCAACACAATGTCTCGTATGTATGTTAACGGCACACTAAGAAGTTGGGTACACTATATCGAACTTCGTGGAGCAAACGGCACACAGCAAGAGCATATGGATATTGCTCATGCTGTTGCGAAAGTCATTGCTGAGATTTTCCCATTACAGTTGGAAGTTGGCTCAGAATAACGTATACTAATATAGATGAAAGAAGAACACGAAGCAAATGAAATAAACTGTTTTGAAATATTAATGGGCGATGTTGATGACCCTGATCTAATGATTGCAGAACCTATATATAAATGGCAACAGACTGATGCAGGGAAGTATATTATGGAAAAGAGCGATCCAACTCCCAAATGGGTAAGAGATAATGCTCCTGACTATATGGGACATAAATATACTATTAAAGGATATCTGACAGATAAACAAATTACTTACTGGAATTTAAAATACGCATGAAAAAAAGAAACGCATCACCGAAAAAGAAAAAACAAAATATTTTAGTTACCGGTGGCTTGGGATTTATAGGGTCTCATGTTGTAGTAAAGCTAATCAATGAAGGTCATAAGGTTGTTATACTTGACACTAAAACAGACTACGGTTACTTAGATGCAGACGAATTAGATTACGTATTCAAAGAACGATTCTTCGGGATAGCTAACCGCATGACTGACTCGGTTAGTTTAAATATCTATACGATTAATGTTGCTAACCCAGAGTTAAAAACATTATTTGAAGCAGAAAAATTCGACAGTGTAATTCATCTTGCAAGTTTCCCTAGACAAAAAGTAGTTAATCAAAATCCACAGTCTGGCTCTCAAGTAATGAGTGAAGGTTTGTTGAACTTGCTAGAACTCAGCAAACAAACTAACGTTAACCGTTTTTGTTATATCAGTTCATCTATGGTCTACGGAGACTTTAATGATAACGTAGAAGAATGGGAAGATTGTGATCCTCAAGGTCAGTATGCAATAATGAAGTATGCTGGAGAATTACTTGTACAAGATTACACTAGACAGTATGGATTAGATCATACTATCATTCGTCCTAGTGCTGTCTACGGACCCTTAGATGTATGTGATAGAGTTATTTCTAAGTTCTTTATTAATGCAATTAAAGGTGAAAAACTTACTGTTAACGGTAAAATGGAGAAGTTAGACTTTACATTTGTTAATGATGTTGCAGACGGAATCGTACAAGCAACAGAATCTTCGGTTGCCAAGAATGAAACATATAATCTTACTAGATCAAAGGGTGTTACCTTATATGATGCCGCTAACATGGTCAAACAAATTGTAGGTAAAGGTAATATCGAAGTCAAACAAAAAGATAAAGACTTCCCTAGTCGAGGCGCACTAAGCATTGAAAAAGCTCAGAAAGATTTCGGATATAATCCTACGACTGATCTCAATGAAGGTCTAATGATCTATCATAATTGGTTACTTAATTCTACTTACTGGCAAGAACAATTTAATCCTAAGCCTAAGACACAAGATGTAATTAAAGTTACTCCGGTTAAGTTAACTAAGCCTAAAGCAAAAACAAAGAAGAAATAGTTCCTGTTATGATTAAGCACTTTGGATTAGACCGTCAATATGCAAATCTTAAAGACGAATTGCTTGATGCCACGGATACAGTATTGTCTAGTGGTAATCTTAACGATGGTATATACGCACAGAAATTCAAAGACTGGTTATCAGTAAAGACTAAGGCTCATTATGTCATACTATGTCATAGTGGAACACAAGCATTAGAGATCATTGCTCGTTATGAACGAGACACTTCTCCAGACCAAGACCCATATGCAAATTGGGAATACGATAAAGAAACATATCGAACAATCAGAGTTCCTAATCTAACATACCCTGCAACAATGAATGCGTTTCTAAGTGCTGGGTTGAAAGTTGAACTAGCAGACACAGATAGAAATGGAATCATTCTCCCACAAGACGAAAACGAACTACAAAAGATTGAATGTCATGTCGGCCTCTTTGGCGCGCCAACAGTAGCAGTAGAGAGTGATAATGGTATAAGTGTTCTGAACAACAACATTGCTATCGTAGACGGAGCACAACATTGGTTAATTGCAGATGGTAACATCGGTACAGCAATGGCAATTAGTTTCGATCCAACTAAGAATCTAAATGCTTCAGGCAACGGTGGCGCCATCGTCACTAACAATCAAGCACTATATGATTTTGCTAATCAATGGCGAGACAACGGCAAGCCACATCATTTCTATTCTGGTACTAACTCTAAGATGAGTGAAATAGATTGTGCCCATCTGATGGTCAGAACAAACTATATTGATGAATGGCAAGAACGCAGAAAACAAATTAGACAATACTACATAGAAAGATTTTCACATATTGAACCATTAAGATGTCTAAGTGAAGGCTTTGAGACTCATGCTGATTCAAAGTTTGTTGTCTATGCAGGCCCAGAACGCAATGATTTGGCTTTAGGTTTAAACCGAAAATATATAGAAACTAAGATACATTATAAGATACCACTCTCTGAATTACCAATTGCTGATGACATGGTAAAGCCAGATTTGATGTCTACAAGTACAATGCTTACACGATCATTACTCAGTTTGCCTATGTATCCTGAACTTACTGATGCTGAAATAGAAAAAGTTGCAAATGCAGTTTGCGTGTATTACGCTCCTTAATACTAAATACTAGTATATATTAGGAGATACGTATATGGGATTAGCAATTATCGATTCAGTAATTGGTTTAGCGGCACCTTTACTCGACAAGTTTGTTGTAGATAAGGATAAGAAGGCTGAGTTTGAGCATGAACTCAAAATGGTCTTGCACAACGCAAACTTACAACAAAATCAAATCAACTTAGAACAAGCAAAGCACCCAAGCATTTTTGTAGCAGGAGCAAGACCTGCAATCATGTGGATATGTGCATTTGGTTTAGCATGGTCTTATGTACTAGCACCAATTGCCAATTGGGTCGTTGTAATCAGTGGAGCAGAAGTCGTACTTCCAGTAATACAGACTGAAGGTCTAATGACTCTTACATTATCTATGTTAGGTCTAGGTGGTATGAGAAGTTTTGAGAAGATGAATGGATTGGCCAGAGAAAATATGAAAGCCACTCCCCCAAAAGAATAACATTATTAACTTACCCAATCGCATAAATACAATATAAGACTGAGATAATCATATGGCTGTAAATTACGAAACAATATTAATCGGTGCAACACCAAACGATGGTTCTGGTGACCCGTTAAGAGTTGCCTTTGGTAAGATAAACAATAACTTTGCTAATTCATTTTCAACTGCTGTTATATCATCGAATACATATACGAATGGTAACACAGCAGGTCAAGTTATT